TTATACCTCTTCAGTTTTCACTGTGAAACCCATCGCGTTCAGCGGACCAGTAGTGGACGGCAGCTCAGATTTTGTGACTACCTTTGTGGCAGTAACGCGGTATTTCTGATTAGGGAGCTTGTTCTTGCCTTCTTTGCGGATTTTCGAGGCAAACCCCGTGTAACCCCAGTTGCAGTCACACTGTCCGATGATTCCGGGAACTGCTCCGACACCCTGCACATCGTAGTATTTATGACCAGCAACCGAGTGCTGCCACATATCGTACTTGGTGATGTACTTCTTGACCTTTGCCTCGGATATGTACGCGGCAAGCCACAGGGGATAATCCTTCAGCTCATCGAAATTGAGGTGGCAGCATATCCAGTTGACGTTCGTGTACAGCATCGGCTGATAGTTGTATGCGGCTATTGTGTCCATAAAAGCCTTACACATCGCCGTGCATACAGCCTTGCCGAGTTTATACTGCGATTCCATCTCAAGGTCGTAAGCTATCGGATAGGTGATCTTCCCATCCAGCTTGTTTGCCTTTATCGTGCTGATAAGCCACTCTGCCTCTGCCTTAGCCTGTGCCGCATTCTTGGCGGTGCTGAACAGGTACACACCAACATATAAACCGGCGGCCAGACAGCCCCGAACGTGCTGCAGGAAGTACTTGTCCATGCTAGTACCGTATGCCGCTCGAACCATAACGAACTTGACGGGATATCCGAGGATTTTTCCGGACTTAAGCGCCGAGTAATCGACATCAGGCTGACAATAGCTGATGTCGATGCCTGCATACTTAGCCATTACTCCTCACCGTCCTTTTTATCTTCACGTTCTGATTTCTTTTTCAAGACCTCAATTGCCTTTGTAATGACTGAGGGAATAGGTACACCCATCAGTCCGGCATTTTCAATGATGCTGATAGTTTCATTGGCAATGAAAGCAATAACCGTCGCGTCCCGAATGAAATTAGACCCCATGATCATATCAAGCCGGCAGGCTACAAGGACAACAAGCAGAGAAACTCCCTTTCTACAAAGACCTTTCCACCCTGCACGGCTCTCCAGTGCGCCGTTCTCCGTCTTTTCAGACTTATGAAATACTCCGGCGACAATAAGACCTGTCGCATAATCAACGCCCATGAATATCAGCAGCGTGATCAGCGCGGCGTCAAAGCCACCGAAAAAACTTGCAATAGTGCTTCCTACAATGCCAATTGCGGTGCAAATTCCGTCTTTCATATCATTGCCTCCAGTTCGTTTATCTTAGCGCGCCAGCTTGCACGCTCCGCAAGCTTGTCCATGTATTCCTCCCGGGTCGCAGCCCCCTCCGCTATTTTGGCGGAGATGTAGTCTGTTTCAGCAAGTTTCTCCTTGAGGTCGGAAATCTCGATTGCCGCAGAAACCCTCGCACGCTCTGGGGCTTTCTCATCGTCGGAACGGCGCACCGGAACGCCTCCGACAAGCTTGTAATTATACAGCCCGTCCGCGTCAGTAAGACCATGCTCTAAATAGTGCCCCTGCGCATGGTGATACTTGTCGCCCTCCCCGCAGTCAATCTCGATCCAGCTTGCACCGTCGACAAACGCGCTGGAATTGATGTCAGTGATTATCCCGCCAGAATCTGTTCTGACGTAAACTATGTATTTTTCCATATTAGCCTCCTTAAGGTTTAAAGTTCCGCGCTAAGGATTATACTACCGGTGGTGTCGGGTTTGTGGCTGAGTTCGTACTGCTCCCCGATAGTCAGTGAGTCGGCAGCGTTCACAAGCAGCTTGACAGCGTTTGAATTGCACCCACGCACCTGAATACTAGCTGCCTCAGAGTAAACGCTTCCATCCTTCGTGCTACTAAGCACAACGTTTTCAAAAGAAACCGAGGGAATAGTGCGGAACGAAGCCGGCGCGTACAGATAAAAAATCGCATAGCTCGTGCTGTAGGCTTCGGCAAGCCCTGCACGCAGCAGGCTCCCACGGAGAACATACAGGTACCGCTGGCACTTTGCAAGCTCCGTAGCCGGGTCAGGCGGCACAAACGGAGTTGCGCCATCGCCAACCTCTAGCTTGACCCATGCGAGTTTTAGGGAGTTTCCGGCTTCGGTGCCCTTGTTAATTCCTACGGACACTGCGGAAATGTACTCGCCCTCGGAAAGGTCAACCGATACTTTATTTACCCCATTGTGAAGCACGGAAGTGTAATAGCTGTCGACGTAATCTCCAGAAGCATTCACAGTGCGGATTCTTGCCGACCAGACCCCTGATACTTCCAGGACGTTCAGAGAGAGTGTGTATTTCCCGGGAGCAAGCGGATTTTCGGCTTTCTGCCAAAAAACGTGAGCATTTGAATCTAATTTTATAGCCGATTTAATAAGTACGCCATCGGCACCCGCTGTTACCGTGCATTTATTTCCCTCTATGAACCATCTGTCTGCTGAGTATCCAGAAGAATACTCGGTCATCCCGCGTTGATTTACTCGAAAATCAGGATTTGTCAGCAAATTTGGGTTCGATGGTTCAACACAATCTGTGATATCAGCAACAGTATGAGTATGCCCCACATCAGCCTTGTCACCAAGCCTTTTCTCCAGTTCTGCCCTAGTTATAAACACCAGACTGCTGACATTAACATTAACATCGTAGGTCTGCGAAAGTGCAATTACCGCCGTGAATATCTCCATAAAGTCCGGATAATCAATCGACGACGGTATTTCCTCGCCGTTCGCGTCCTGATATATCGCGAACAGTACCTCTGTTTCGCCGTCAGAGGCGTATATCCCGACCTGTTTAAACGTGCAGGCTTCCGATATGCCATCGTTGCGAATCTGCAGCTTGAGCTGCAAACCACTGCTGCCGTCCAGCCTTACCTGTTCCGCAATCAGTACAGTCACATCAGACAGTGCCGAAGAAAGCTCTGTCTGGTCTTTGAGTGCAGCGGATTCTACATGCCCGCTGCCCACGGCCGCTCTTGACAAGGTCAGCACCTTGCCCGATGTCAGGGATTGTTCGAGCAGTTCCAGCCCGACATCCGTTATTGCGTTGTCATTCCATGTTGCCATCATTAACCTCCGCATATATAGTTTTTACCTTGCCGCCCAGCTTGGTCCCGGCATGGACATCAGCAGCGGCAGTGATTCCAGCAATACGCGGGTCGTAAATTATACCGCGTAAATGCTTGATTTTGCCGCATATCAAAGTCTTAACATTAACGCCTGTTTTCGCGTCGATGTCAATAATGAAAACTGTTTCATCAAGCACGGAACGGATATTTTTATAGTAATTTACCTTGGCCATGACCCGTTTGCGCTTCTCCTCGTCGCTGCCGCTGTTCCATATATAGATTTTGAAATGAAAAGGAGGACCGTTGTATTGATTCCATTCAACGACCTGGACATTTTCATAAATACTCCGCAAAGCAGTTTCAACCGCATACTTAGTGCCTTTGTATTTGTGGACAAGAAGACACTCCTTGACTGCCTGCCGCTTGCTCTCAATTGACGAATCTGCCTCATACCACTGTATCTTGAGATCGGCGGCGAGAATATCAAGAACCTTTTCCGGAAGCTCGTCCACCCTCGGAAAGACAGCCGCATACTCAGATTGAGCCACCGTCTTGATAAGCTCACTTGCGACAGCGTCCGCAAGTTTGACCTTGTCCGTGTCGCGGGTAAGCGAATACGGAAAGGCGGCAAGCAGCGCGTCTTTTTCTGTGATCAGCTTACTCATCTTCGTATCCTCCGTTTGTTATCACGGATTTCGCAATGTCGGTATGCGCTACCTGCGGGGTAAGGCGGTCAGAACCGTCACGAAGCGAAACGAACACTGGCGACTTGATATCAACACGCTTTGCACCAGTATCCTTAAGCAGCCACATGAGCCGTGACGGATTTATATCCCGGCCGATTTTCCTGCACTGCCACTCCACATATTCCTCAATTGCGCTGCGTATTGCCGCTTCGATCTCCGCCGCCGACTTCTCGGAATTGCGGTCGATGTAATAAGTAAGATCTACGCTGAACTCAACGACAAGCGGGTCGAGGACCTCAACAACGTCTGTAAGCGGTCTGACCTTATCGTCATTGCAGGCGGCAAGTATAGCGTTTTTGGTTCCATCATCGGCGATTTCTCCGTTAGTCATTATCGCGAATATATTAACATATCCCGGCTTGTCCTTGGGGTTTATCGCACACACGTCCGCTATGCTTGTTGATACCGCCTTTGCATGATACTCATAGGCTCCTTTCGGGCCGGCGGTGCTGAATGCCTCCAGCCCGGCTCTCATGAGCTCATAGTATTCATCGTCAGTCGCGCGTTCAGCGCCGCTGTGGGACGTTTCCACATTTGCGCAAGACGAAAAATACATCACATTATCGACGTCCACAAGCGTATTTATCTGCCCGGGCGCGTACCCATTTCCGACTGTTCCCTCAGTTTCACAGATAACCGGAACATCAGCCGTGACCTCGCCGATATTGACCGCTGCTTCCTCGGTGGTCGCCCACATCAGCGCCCCGCTGCTGTCGGTGACCCTTGTCCCCTTTGGTATCGGTATCGCCGTTTCCTGCGGCGCTGACAGCGTAAACCGCACAACGCATTCCGCCGGCTTTGCTTCCGGTCTTGTCACGTTGTATATCATTTCTCCGAGCGCGTCGAGATTTTCACCGACCGCCCGGGACGGTAGATTTTGATTTGCTGCGTAATTTACGATTATACGCTGCTGTATGATTATCCCGGCGACCCACTGAATAAACAGCTTGTCCGGGTCCGACGGCAGCAGCGTATGTCCCGTAAGTTCTTCGTACTTTGCGGTAAGATCTGCAACGACTTCCACGCTGTCAGTCGATATGAATTGATAATCAGTCGCTCTGCTCATCTGCTATGCTCACCTCCACCGTTAAGTTGATTTTCCCGTCCGCCGACTTTTCAAAGTACACATCGTCCAGTCTGGCACGCGGCTCAAATTCTTCAAGCGCGTCCGATATTTCCACGAACGCTATCGTTTCCGCAGCGTCGATAGGCTTGTCCACGAACTCCATAGGCAAACCAAATTCTCTGTGCATGGGTACTGTTCCGCGCCTGGTATTCAGCAGGAGTGCGATATTCTGCAGTACGGAAAGCAGTTCACCGTCCTGCTGCAGGGAAAGCGAGTAACCATCAGCGGCGCTTACCTTGTATGACATTCCCCCACCCCTTACTTGTTGTATTCTTTGAGTGTTATTGCCACCCCGGCGGTTATGAGTTCCGACTTCTTGCCGTAGATTTCCTCGGTAACGTTAAGTTTCGTAATCACCCAGCGATAGTTACCTATCACCCTCTTGCCGATCACGAATTTAAGCGTTTTGCCGGTCTTTTTGTACTTTTTCAGCTTATCCAGCTCCTCCGCGACCTTAACACCAAGAATCTGCGAAAGCGTCATGTTAAAAGAAACTGTATCCGCGTCATTTCCCGTGAACTCAATGATCTCATTCCCGCCATGCCGCTTGTGACTTCCGTAGGACGCGGAGCTGCTTATCTTTAAGCCCGAAAAAGTTTCAACTTTGTTTGTTGAAACTGTGAAAACAACTTTCCCAAGACTGCCGACTTTCACGTCAAACCTCCCATGATAATGCCGTCGCCGTTGAATTCATCGTTGTATTCGCACACCACAGTCTGACCGATAAACGGCAACCAGCCGTATATCTTAACCGTGATTTCATGCGTGTGCACACAGCCGCCTGCACATTCGATGTCTGGTGACTTCCCGCTGATCTCATCAGGGTGGCTCTTGTTGTATTCCGCGCCGCTGTTCAGCTCCCGGTCGGCTGACGCGTGTTTCTCACTGATAGTCCACGCTTTTCCGTCCGATTTCAGTGCCAGTGTAACAAGAGAGGAGTGGTTGAGGACAGGCAGCCAATCCGAAACGATGTCCACATCGGGAAATCTGACCCTTGCCATTCTTTTTTTAACGTCCACAACAGTGACCGTTCCGATTCTAAACATGTCAACCTCCGTAAAGTATCTGATTTACCCGCGCCTGCACCTGCTCATAGCTGTGTCCAGCGGCTTCAAGCAGTTCCTTGCGCTTGGGATATACGTCCCATTCGCCACGGATCACCTGCATAGCCAGCTCCTGTATCTCATCGCTGCTGTCCGTCTTGCCGCCGCTCGTGCTCTCGCTTTCCGAAAGGCACTTTCTCAGGGTGACCTGCGTAGTATAGCCGCTAGAAGATATGCTGTGTTTTGCGGACTTGACGATGTACTTACCATCGCCAAACCCGAAATCACAAAGTTCCACCGTGCTTCCTGCGGCAAACCTAGGATCTCCGGGGAACGTAAACGTTCCGGTGATCTCAAATTTATTGTGCAGACGGAGCAGCTTGTGTGCGAGTTCCTGCGCCTCTGCCTTGCTTGATACGCGCTGACACACCTGTAAGCATTGCTGATTGTCGCTGCTCTCGTTGTAGTTCTCAGCATACTCGGTCGCAGAAATGACCGCGCCGCTCGTAGTGGTGCAGTACACCCGGCATGAGGTGTAACAGTTGTTCGTGCCAGTGGACAGCTTGTACTTGGTGTAGCCGCCCTCCTCGCCGAACCTGATTTTCCTGACTGCCTTTTTCCCCTCGTAAGCCGCCTGGTCGAACACCACAAGGATATTGTTGGTGGCTTTCAGGGAGCAGCCGGCATTGTGGCACAGCTTCTGCAGAAAGGCAATATCAGAGGTCTGATACTGCTCCACGCGGGAATACCTCGGATTGAACTCGCTTTCAAAAAGCACTCCCATTCCGTTCTGCCGCGCTATCTGACCTGCTATCTCTGAAAGTGTGATGTTCTCCCACGACTTGGATTTCAGCGTCTGCCGCACGGTATTGCTGAAAGCCAGCGATGTTGCTTTAATGGTAACGGTCGCTGGCGGGCCCTGTGCGTCTATGCTGTCAAGCTCGAACTGACCGCAGTCAAGCACTGCGTCCTTGCCGTCGTTGTTCCCGTTTCGGAGTACAATGACGGCGGATATCTTAAGCCCCTTACCAGTCTGAATCTGCGTGTTAGCCGTGCTACCAGACTTCTTGGAGCTTGAACTTTTTGTGGAGCTTGAAGAACTCGAAGAGGACGAAGAACCGCCCCCGCCGACGGATTTAAGATTGGTACCCTTTATGTATCCATTCTTGCCGGAATAGGTGATTTTCGCCCAGCTCGAATAAAATCCGTAAACCTCAACGATAGTGCCGTAAGGGAGTTTGCCGATCACCTTGTATTTCTCGCCAGCGCCCTTTCGGATATTTACGCCCGTTGAGGCGGTCACTCTGTATCTCGGTTTATCGTTACCCCCGCTGGCCGAGGAACTCGAACCTGAAGACGTTGATGTCTTTGTGCTGCCCTCCGGCGCGGCGGATATCACCGAACCGCCCAGCGCACCGCCATCAATTATGCTGTTCAGCCATTTCCGCAGCCATTTGCCGTCACGGTCGCAGACCTTTATCTGCAGGTCGTCAGCCTCGTCCTCTTCGTTGTCCGTGTATGTGAAAGAAAGCCAGTCCTTATTCACATACACGGATATGTCCACGCCGTTAAGAACTACCTGCGTTTCAGCGCGGCGCGCAAGGTGCTTGTCACTCATCCGCTCGCCTTCTTCCACGGCGGCAGATCGTCCGCCGTTAGTCTGTCCTCAACATCCGGGACATTGAGGACAACGCCCTCCGAAAAGATGTAGATGTATCGGTATTCAGGGTTGGCATTAATAAGTACGTCCGTGAATTTCACATCTCCGTACACCTGGTGGGATATGCTGTCCCACATATCCCCCTGCTGCGTTGTATATGTGCTCAAGCGTACACACTCCTTTGCCTGTCTATTCCCGCTTCCTCAAGCGCGTCCCGAACCATATCAACAAGCCGCTCGGACATCTCCTGCAGCTTTTCCTCGGTCATATCGCTAACTTCTCCGTTCACGACAAACTGGGGCGCTATGGTGATCTGTGCGCCCGAACCGCCGGAAAGCAGCGCCCTGGTGTTATCCGCGTCAACGACTCTTTCACCGCCGCGCATAGCCACAAGTTCCGGTCCTTCCTCGCCTACAAGGGCAATGCCATTTTCTGCGTAGTCAGTACCGCTTGCATAAGCGTTCTCAATATCATGGAAACCGCGCACGCTTCCCTCATACGCCTTGTCAGAAGCGCTCGCCCCTGCCAGGGCCTGCGCAGCGGCTGCCGCAACAATATCCGCCGCTGTGGTGACCGAGCCTTTCCCAGCAAGGATAGCGTCAGCATAAGCCTGTATCGTAGCTTTTGCCGCTTCTTCTGCCTGGTCGCTCAGTTTCATATCCTCAACGGCTTTTTCCATGTCGTCAACGATACCGTCCATTGTATCGTCAATATCGACCTTGTAGTCGGCAAGCGATTTCGAAACCTCTTCCTGCGCCTTTTTCTGCTCCTCAAAGTTCGTGACCATGGTTTTCAGTTCTTCATCGGTCGCGTCAGCCATGCCGGCGATGACGTTCACCGAATCAGAAGAACCGTCCGCGAACGAGGCAATCACATCTCCCAAGCCCTCAATGTCGCCAGTCCTCTTGGATAGCGATTCAAGGTTATAGTTGTAATTGTCCCAGTATTCTGTCTGCGAAGAAAGCGCGTCATTGATAGTCTGAATGCTTGTCGGTAGAGTTTCCTCAGCATTCGTCCAAAGGTTGTATTGACCGTTAACGCTGTCGTAAGCCGCCTGATATGCGTCGTTGTAAGCCTGCAAAAGCTCGGTTGTCTGGTCGGTGACGTCGTTTACCGCTATGGATACCGCGTCATATGCGGAAACCATCTGCTCAGAAGCACCGGAAATTACATCGCTGTATTCTATGCCGACGCTTTCGCACTCAGCAATAGCCGCGTTGACCTCTGCCAAATCAGAAAGAACCTTGCTTCGTTCTTCTGATGCCTTGTTAAGATCCTGTGTATAGTCACTCTTTCCGAAGATGTTTCCGAGAAACGAGTAATCAAGAGTATTCTCAACGAAACTCTTTTCTCTGAAATAAGCCTGATTATAAGCAATCTCGGCTTTTTCAGCCTGCTCCTGCAGTTGCTGCTGCTTGATAGTCAGTTCTGCAATATTATCTTGTGCCGCTTTGTACTTTGCCTGTATGCTATCCGAACCAGCAGCCCTGTCAATAGCAGCGGAAAGACCATCAAGCTTGCTAGTCACGTTCTCAACATTAATGTCGAGCGAGGGATACAGCTCGTTTAGTTTTTCAAGAATCGGCTGCATAAGCGCTTCTTTATGTGCCGCCGTTTCTGATGAAGAAGCTATATCTTTCAGCTTTGCCGCCAGTATTTGTGCCTGCTCCTGCTGATCAGCAATTGAATTGGTTCCCTCATGGTACGAGGAAAGCAGGTCAGATGTGGAGTCATGCAGAGAATCTATCTCCGAATACAGTTCCGAGACGGAAAATGACTGCTGCTCAATAGCGGCAGTTGCCTCGTCAAGGTCATATTTCAGAGCGCGTGCCTGGTCTGAGGTTTCGCCGTATGTATCGCAGGCAGTCTGATAGTCGCTGTTAAGCTGTTCGACTCTGTCCTGCTGTTCCTGTGAGGCTGTCGTCAGGGTCAGTGTTTCAAGCCTTGCCGCTTTCGTTGCCTCAGAGTAACCGATGATTCCCGCCGTAAGCGCAACGACCGAAACTGCAATAATACCCGCCGGATTAGCGAGCATTGCCGCATTCAGCTTCATTTGTGCGCCGGCGGCGGCAAACTGTGCCGCCACGTTCTTTGAAAGGTTGATATTCAGCAGCATGAGCAAGCCGTTCTCGCTTGCCTTTATGCCGATTCCAGCCGCCGAAAGAGCGTTAGAAATCTTTTTCACCGCCGTGAATGCCGTGTAGCCTGCAACAACAACGCCGATCTCCGCGCCGACTGCCATGATAGACTTGACAACAGCGGGGTTTTCCTCACAGAATTCATTTATGCCGGTCATGATCTGTGTGCCTGTCTGAGTAAGCCTGCGGAGCTCATCTTCATACAGACTGCCGACAGTCATCTTAAGACCGTCGGTGGCAGAATCAAGCAGCGTAACATCGCCCTGCAGGTTGTCAAGCTTGGTGTCAGCCATCTTCTGTGCAGCGCCGGAACAGTTGTTTATCTTCTCGGTAAGGGACTGGAAGTCCTCGTCCGAGGCGTTGATCATTGCAAGCAGACCGTTGTATCCACGCTGTCCGGCAATCGCCATAGCGTTCTGGACACGCTCTGCCTCGGTCATCTGCTCAAAGTAGCCGCGAAGTTCGATTATGGCATCGGAGAACTCGTCAATAGTGCCGTCAGCATTTACCGCAGAGTATTCGATTTCTCCGAATGCATCAGCTGTGAGGGTCGCACCGTTGAGCAAGCCGTTAAATGTGTTCTTCAGCGCGGTACCTGCAACAGAACCCTTAACGCCCGCATTAGCCATAAGACCAACGCCGACCGCCATATCTTCAATACTGTATCCGAGCGCCCCGGCTATCGCGCCCGCACCAGAAAAGGTTTCGCCCATGGTGGCAACGTTGGTGTTGGAGTTCGTAGCGGCCGCTGCAAGCACATCAGCAAAGTGCGCGGTGTCCTTTGCAGTTAGCCCGAACGCGGTCAGGTTATCCGTGACGATATCCGATACAAGCGCAAGGTCTTCACCGGAAGCGGCGGCAAGGTTTATCATGCCGTTCATACCGGAAAGCATCTCGTTCGCATCCCAGCCTGCCATACCCATGTAGGTCATAGCCTCTGCCGACTGGTTTGCAGTAAACGAGGTCTGCGCACCGAGTTCCTTTGCTTTGGCGGTCAGTTCCTGCATCTGGACTGCGTTCGCACCGGATAGAGCCTCGACAGTACTCATTGTGCTGCCGAACTCCATCGACACATCAATGCATTCCTGATATACGTCCGCTATCTTCTTCAGCGCAGTGCCGATTCCCGCCGCCATCATAGCCGCCCCGACGGTTTCAAACGCCGTTGCGCCGGCGTCACCATATCTGGCGGCTTCCTCAGCAGCTCTTTCTTCCTGCTTGGTCAGTTCCTCGACCTGGGTTTTCAAGCGGTTGCTTTCACTTGTAAGCTGGTTGATATCAATGCCTGCCTCAGAGAGCTTCTGACCCATCTGCTGTAAGCGCTGATTTTTGTCCGCAATAGCCTGTTCGGTGTTCGCAATGCGGTTTTTCAGCTCGACTTCGCGCGCCGAAAGCTGCGCCTCCTGCACCGTAGTGTCCTCGGTGCTGTTTTTCAGCTTTGCAAGTCCGCTCTGAGTGATTTCGAGCTGCTTTTCATATGTATTAAGCTGCTTGGTAGACCGTTCAATGCCTGCCTGCTGTTTCTGATAGGCGCTGATATCGCTTTGCTGCTTATTCAGCGTCTGTATCTCCTTCTGAGTTTTATCAAGTATCTTCTGGGCGGAGTTGAACGTTCCCTTGAAGTTCTCACCCAGCCGCGCGCCGAGTTTGAACAACATTTCATACTGCTTGCTTGCCATTCAACCCTCACCCTTCCTTACTTCTTTTCCGACTCTTTCAGGATTTTATTGTGCGTAATAATCCACCGCTGTATTTCTTTAAGTGGCTGCCCCAGCCAAAATGGGATAGGTGCATATCCGTTTTGCGCCAAAATAAGGATATTGCGCCTTAGCGTCTCGACTGTGCAACACCGGCCAAGAAAAAACGCGCTCTGTTCTTTATCCTCTCAAAGTCGACGATGGATATCTTGTTGAAAAAATCCCTGCCGACAGGCTTTGTACAAGCCTTGACCGCCATAAGGATAAGATAATTTGCGTCGTTGATAGCGCCGTAGTACATGGTCTTCCCGCGGGACACAAGTTCTTCCTCAATGTTCAGAGCGTCCGCGCCGGTGAGCTTGTCAAAGTCAAATGCAAGCTCGGTCACCTCCTCGCCGTTATACATAACGGGCTTGGTCAGATGCAGTATGTTTTCAACGCTGGTGTTAGTCATATCTTCAAGCTCGTTCTCAACAAGCTCGTCCATGTTCTCAGTCTTTTCAAGGTCAACGTTTGTCTTTGCCATAATTCAAAATTCCTCCTCAAATGAAACGCCGCTCCCTGCGAAATGCAGGGAACAGCGATAGTAATTATCAGGACATACCCAGGCACTTGCGGATCTCCGCCGCTCTGTCCTTGCCTGTGTGGTCGATATAGCGGAAATTCAGCGGGTCAAACTCGCAGAGTTTCTTGCCGTTCGCGTCTATTTCCGCATAGTAGTGTACCGCATATTCGCCGTTCACTGCGATAGGCGATGCGTTCTTGACCGTACCACCGGTCAGCTTTTTCGGAACAACGCGCATGATTATCTTCTTCTGCTTGGTTTCCAGTTCGCCGCCGCTGTAATTGTAGTGCTGGTCGGCACGCCACAGGGAAAGCGTATGGACACGTTCCTCGGCAAGAGCATACGCCGCCTCGTTTGCGTGATTGAACTTAAACGTTGTGGTCATAGCCTTGAGCTGAGCCATAACAGGTATCTCAATCTCACCGAGCACCCCCGCGCCGCTCACATTGAATACCATATTTTCAAAATCCGGAAGGTCTACCTCCGCAACTCCGTAAAACATCTTTTCGTCCTCATAGATGGCATAGGAGATTACTCCCTCGTCAACTCCATTAGGCATTTCGCAGTCCTCCTTTCTTAAGAACCGAGCGCGGCTTCAAGCATATCCACGCTGTACTGAACGTGCATATCTATCTGCTGTGCCGGTATCGGTGATGCCGCCTGACAGTCAAGACGGAACATTCCGTTCATGAGATTTGTGACAGGGTTCAGCTCACTTGTATATGCGATTTCGCCGCCGTAAAGCTTGCCCTCTGCTGTAAGGCCATTGAGCCATGCATTGAACGCATTGATAATAGCGTCGCGCAGCGCAGGGGTCAGAGGCTTGTCGATGTACTGCCAGAATGTATTGATGAACGTGTTGCATATCCAGTCCTGCACTCTGTTGGTGCATATGAACATCTTGGCAACATCGCTCGTCTTGGGATAGCAGCCCAGATAGTTGCCCCACAGGGTCCAGCCGCCGTTGTTAAGCACGGTGACAACCCCGGCAGATACGCTGATAACATCAGCCTGCGGAAGTGAAAGCGTCACCTCAGTGCCATCCGCGCAAACCGCGCCGGTGATGGATACGGACTTGTTGGACGGAGACTCATACGGGCAATCGGCGTTGCCGGAATCCACCTTTGCGATAAGTCCGCACACGATAACAGAAAGGTCGAAAAGGTAATCGCCGCTCTTGACCATCGGCCAGCATACGATCATGTCCTCGGATACGTATCCGTTGTCGGTCTTGTGCTTAAGCACCTTGGAATAGTCATTGACTGTCTTGGTGTTGATGTCCACGACCGCCTTGGCGCGGAACAGTCCATTGATACTCGGCGCTTTCGCCGCCATCACCGCCGCTACTGTCGGATCTGTTGACCAGCCGGGGGCGCATATAAGGTCGGGAACAATCCCGACAACGCTGCGGCACATTTCAACTGTTTCCACAGCCATTTCAACGTCCTCTGCCGTGATGGTGGAAAGGTCTGCGACATCATAGCCGATCTTGAGCTTGTCGGCGCTGTAGCTCGAAGAGTCTGCCAGCAGCTCGATACACAGCGCATTGCCGCTGTAATATGCCTCGTAGTCAGTACCCTTTGTCAGTACTGTTGACGCACTTCCTGCCGTTACCTTAAGATCGTCGTTTATGATAGCGTCAGCGGTAAGCTCCACTATGTGGTCAGCTACCGTGAATTCCTCTACCGCGACTGCCTTCTTGTGCTTTGCCGGGTCGAAGATGTTGTAGAATATCGCCGGCGACATACCCATGAGTTTATGGTATCCGTACATCGCCTGGCAGAGATTCCACTTGGGCGAACCGTCCGCGTTCCTCCATTCGGTGCTGTAGCCGCCGAGTTCCTCCGCCTCGCTGAATCCGGACGAAAGCTGGGGCTTGCCGGTGTAGCCCTTACCGCGATGGCAGGGCCATGCGCCTATGAAATAAGGAATACCGACCGCTGCGGTCTGCACCGCAACAACGCCGGTATCGTCCTTATATGTGTTTATGCCATGTCTTAAAGCCACGGTTTACTCCTCCTTGCCTTTAATTTTCCTGATAAGCGCGTCATACGGGATGTATATACCGCGCTTTTCCTTCAGGTCGCTTTTTGCCTTTGCAACGTTGTGGTCTGCGACAATAAGCCGCTCGATCTGCGGGTAATCCTTGAGCTTTTCGCCGAACGATTCAATAATTTCAGCCTTTGAGCCGAAATAAATTCTGCCGTTTGTGACAACTCCGCGTATTGAGGGACCTAAATAGACCCAGACCCTTGACTCTGCCGCCGCGTTCTGCCCGCCCTGCTCTGCCTGTTCCGGCTGTTCGGACGGTACTTCATCGCCGACGGTCTTTACCTCAGACATTTCCTCCGAAACGTCGGTTTTCCTTGCCAAAGAAATCAACCTCCCTCTGTATTGGTCTGATGTGGAATGTGCCTATCATTTCGCCTGCGTAGTAGGGCGCGGTATCATCGGGATAGACGACCGACTCAACTCCCTCATGCTCGTCAAGCACGAATTCTTTTCCTATCTGCACCTGTTCAAGCAGCCGCTCCTGCACCCTGTCCATGAGGTTGAGGAGCATTACAGCGCCGTCCTGCTCGTCCTGCGAGTACACGCAGAAGATAAAGCGCACCGCCGCCGTGTATTCGGGATTAGGATAGCCGTTCTCGCTCCGCTGGTGCTTGCTGTCGATAAACTGAACGATGATATACGGCGCGAGTTTCTTTGCCGAATTGCTGTCAGGCAGACGCATGAGATACACCGCCGGAACACGGCTTTTCTCCTTTGCGTCGCCTTTCTGGACTGCCTCCGGAAGAGAAATGTTCTTTATCGCGTCCTCGCAGAACGTTTTCAGTTCCTGAATGAGTTTTACCCTTGTCATGGTTACCTCCAACCGTTAAGCAGCGCCGTTGTTTCATGCTCCATGCGCTCCTCAAACACCTTGCGGACATTGTCGCCGACCGTATTTGCAAGGGTCGGATTCGCCCCCAGCATCTGCGGAACGGACGGACCGAACTTCTGCTTTATCGGCAGTCTGCTTGACCCGTACCGTTCAAAAAGCCCGATGTGTCCGCTGTCCATCGTTGCACGGAAAACGTGTTTCAGCGTTTCGCCGGCGGTGTTCCGCTTGACCTGCACTCTGTACAGCCCGGAACTGGTGATTTTTGCGTTGAACCGGATAAGCGGAACATGAAATCCGCGAAAACTAAGTCCGACGCTTATTTCATCGCCGGACTTCTGAATATGCTGCGAAGACTTGGTATACTTCTTGAAGTCGGACGTATTCAGCGAATAGTCCTTATTGACTTCACGCGCTACAGCCGCCGTGCCGCTCGTTGCGGCGCGGGTCAGGGAAGAACTGGCCGCTTTCTCAATGCCGCCCGGTATCCCGGCTAAGAGCTTGGTTGCCCGGTCGAGCGCCTTGGAGCTGCCGGAATCATCAGCAAGCGAAATGTTGACGATTCCGGAATAATTGCCGCCTGAATAGCTGTCACTCATCGTAATACCTCAGTTCCAGCGTGATAAACCCCATATCACATTTGGACGTAACTACCGAATACTTGCGGAAAAACGTCTTACCCAGCGCCTCGCCGTCGTCTATCTCAAAGCGATGTCCCTGTTCGGGGATCACCCCGTCAAGGTCCTTCTCGTTGATATAGGCAACGGCGGTCACAAGGTATATACCCTCAGCATGGTCGCTCTGAATTATAGGTCTGTCAGACTGCTTGACCCGCTGGAGAATGATCGGTATATTTTCATATACCTCTCCATCGTATTTCAGCGTGTGACTTTCCGCAAACTCCCCGGTGTTCATCAGCACATTTGCGATATCGGACTTGACCATGTCCTTAAAGCCCATTATTCGCCCTCCGGATCATCGGACAGCGCGTCGGCGAAAAAGTCGTCAAGCGCCTTGATGAGTTCCTGCTTGGTCGCAGCTGCAGATACCTCAATGCCGTATTCGTTTGCAATCGACTGCAAATCAGCTTTTGAAGTGTCGGCGCTGTACTGCGGTATGCCGAAGTCATCGCCGGCGCTTTCGGCGTTATCATTGTCATTACTTTCAGACTGAACCTCGCCGCGCTCGGCACCGTCCACCGCCTCCGCGATACCCTCGCGGACAATCCTTAAGCCCAGTTTCTCGTCAACCTCGAACGGCGGGTCCTTGGGAGACTTGGGCTTTACAATACCGTCAACCACCAGCCCGAAAGTTGTATTAAGGATTCTGATTCTCATAGAAACCTCCTATCAGCTTACGACGGATGCCGCGAAGATGAACGGCGTGTAGTACCTGGGCATTGCGATAGGCCTTGAATAAAGCTCTACAGCTCTGGTATTATGGGGGTTGTCCACAAACAGCTTGGTTACTCTAGACTTGGCAATAGTCGCGAAGTCCGGACTGCCATAAGGCATGAGTGTGACCGCACTGTAAGCCACACGGCCGCAGTTCGGGAATGTTACCATTGCCGCGTCACTGGGGAAATAGCTTTGTGTTACACCGTTATCATTTTCGTATTTGTGACCTACAACGAAAACGCGCAGCGTGTGACCACGGAAATTGAACGAGCCAAGCTCATTGACTCCGGGAAGTATGTTGTGCTCGTTCACACTGCCGAAATTGATCGCAATGTTCTTGTTCAGCATTGTGTAAAGTTCCTCGTTCTTGTAGAACACATCGGCAACGTCGGTGCCGATGAGCAGGTCAGTAGCCGCCATACCACGGTCGGAAAGCATCTCACACATTGCGTGAACATCTCCGATGATGTTGGCGTCCGAGCTGTTCCACTTGTTCTGCGGGGTGTATGTATGTTCCGTTGCAGTGTCATAGAACTGAATATGCTTTGTTTCACCAGGGGTATTGATGTCGATGTACTCCTGCATGGTGAGCGCATTATTCTGCATTAACTGAGCGCACATCCACTCGATACGGCGGCGCGTTCTCTTTTCAAGGGTCTCAAGATCCTCTGCAAGCAGACGTATAGCCCGCTGTGCAGGTGTGGAACCTGCGATAAGGGGTTCGCCGAAACCGCGTGCTGCCAGCTCGTCAGCGCTCAGCGGAAGTCTTTCAGCAATATATGCGGGACCGAATTCAGCCACGGTGTAGCCATCGCGCTCAATAGGTATAGCGCCGCCGCGTTCAGGCACGAAATGTGCCAGCTTACGCTCACCGCTCTTTTTGTACTCCACAAGGATCTTGTCCTCGGTATGAATATCACTTTTGCCAGTGGTAAAGTAGCGGTCGCTGAAGAACATTGTTTCAGGCTTCGCCTTTTCGTGAATGCTCTGCAGCACGTAAGACTTGGTTATATCAATATTTACTGCCATTTTGTCCTCCTCGTTAGTTAGAATCGGCGGCGGTAAACTCGATGCCATACTTGCGCAGGGTATCCTTGTCTGCCTCCGTCATCTGGTAGCTGTCCTTCATGATGATCTTGTTGCTGTTGAACTTGCCGCCAATGTAGATGGTCATGTTTACATCTTCGTCAGCCGGGACAGTAATGTCATCGGTCAGAATGCCGTAAGGCTCAAGCACCTCGCTGTCCGAAGACGAGGCGGTTGTTCCCAGGATAACAAGTGTGCCGTCCTTTGAAGATTTCGCAAGCACGGTGCCGCGCTTAAGCTCTCCTGTGTTCTTGCGGAGCTTTCCGGTGCCAATTCTTAACGCCGGATCCGTCCCGGCGACAAGATTGTCGGCGGATACTGTGCCAAGCTTTTTGAGAAGTTCCGTAGTCATTACTCGTCCTCCTTCAGCGCATCGTCAATAGCTGCTAAAACCTCAGCCTCTTCCTGGGCTTTGTTCTGTCCCGCTCCGCCGTCAGCCTGCGGAGCGACCGTGTGAACGTCTTCCGCACCGGAACCGCTGTAATCTGCCTTCATGTCGTCAAGGAACGACTTGCCTTTCCTTGCATTCTCCGACATAGCCTTGTAAGCAAGTTCCTCGGCTGTGCAGGGGTTCTTGTACTTAGCGTCAGCGAGGAGTTCCGGGCTTACCTGTCCGGCGATAGCCTCTATCTTCTCTAAGCGTGTGCGCTCGTCCGCAAGCGCCTTCTGCACAGCGGCGTCCATTGCCGTCTTGTTTTCGACTGCGTGTTCTGCCTTGTAATCCTCTTCAACGCGTGCTGCGAGTTCGGGATTTTCTTTGCGCAGTTCAGCAAGATTTACTGCCATAGTGGTTTTACCTCCCTCATTGTTGTTTGATTTATTTGCATTGCCTTCATTTGATTCAGGCTGTAATGCCATGCGGTGTGCCGCTGTAATATTCGGAGCGTTATTTACAACTGGTATATTTTCAGGGCATGTTGCTCCGTAAAGCGGCATAAATCTGCCGCTCACATACAGTGCCGTCTTATCAGCCGATGCGGCTATCTTGACTTCATCGCTCGTTTCAATGAGCTCGTCAACAAAGCCCTGCTCCTTGGCTTCTTTTCCGGTCATAAATGTTTCAGCCGACATCATACTGAGCAGTTCGGCTTCCTCTTTTCCGGTCTTACGCTTGTACGCTGCCAACATGACCTTGTCGTAAGCATCATTGGTCTGTGCCACTTTTCTAAGTTCATCTGCATTGTAATAGCCAAATACAGGCGCTAATGACTTGTGTATCATTATCAGCGAACCTTCGGACGCCTTGACTGTATCAGCAGCACACATAATGTGTGAGCCTGCAGACATTGCCACGCCGTCAACGGTGCAGGTAATCTGTGTGCCGTTCGTAGCCATTTCACGCAGCTTGTTGTATATGACTATCGCAGTTGTACATGAACCGCCGCAGGAATTGAGCTTTATATCTAACTTTCGGCTCTTGGATATTGCCTTTAAGTCATCTAAAATCTCGCTTTCAACGATGTAATTTTCTTCCGTGGGCTTATTGGTGTCATAGTCAAACGGTCTGCTTTTTACTACCAAACCGTAAAGCACAAGCTCGGCGGTTTCCATATCAGCATCAGCCCTGACCGAATAGCCCTCACGCTCCGCGAAATACGCAGCGCCTTTATTCTTCATCGGCATTTTCTTCATCTCCATCTTCATCATCGTCAGCGATGTTATTCGTCTGGGCGGGTATAATGTTCTTTATAAGCTCGTTCTCCACCGCAAGAGCAGACATATTGTCCTCCCAGTTTTCGCCGTAGTACTCTCTTGTGATTTGCTCGTTCGTCTTCCAGCCGTGCTGAACCAGCATTGCGTTTGACTCGGCTTCCTTCTTGGGGTCAAGCTGTGTGAGCGCCGGACCGTCCCACCGCGCACTGCACCAAGCCGCTCTGATAAGAGGATCATCGAAGAAACCCGGCGCCTTTATCCTGCCGCGTGCAACAGCCTCAGCAAGCCAGACCTCATAAACAGGCTGGCAGAAGTCATTGACGAACCAAGAACGGCGCATTTTAATGACTTCCCACGCTTCTTCTAGCGCGCCCTTGGAAGCAGAATAGGACGCGGTGAACTCCTTAAGCAATACCTCATGTGGCATCTCAAGCGCCGCGCCTATCTGCCGCGCGATCGACTTGGTGAAAGTTTCATAACCGGCAGTCGGTATATTAGGATTGCCGAATACGATTTTTTCGCCCTTTTTCAGTTTTACAATATTTCCGGGCGACATCTCCGGCTCATCCTCGTTGGCGTCGTCATCATCGGAATGGTCGAACATCGGCATATTTGTAGAGTCTGTTTCCGTTTCTAGCCAGCCCGTAAAATACGTCTGAATGATCGCCGCCGTAAGTTCGCTTTCCGTATATCTGCGATTCTGCAGGAGCATTTCAATGACCGGAGCGAGATACGAAACGCCCCGATACTGGTCGGGGCGCTCTGAATCCATTATCTGAAGTATGTTAGGCAGTCCGGTCTTTTTGCTGACCGCCTCGACTCTGACCCAATTGATGTCCTTAAGCATAGACGAATACGGGTAACCGTTGCAGACATGGTAAGCTACCACTCTTCCGCCGGCGTCCACTTCTACGCCGTCATGCACTTCATTGTCGCCATGTTTTCCCTCTGTGACTGAAAAAATACCGTTTGAAACGGAACATAACGGCGTGCTTATTCTGTCAGCTTCTATCATCTGAACACAAAGGGAAAACGGATTAAGCCGGGTAGGCTCCCGCCTTTTCAGCAGGGCAAACACATCGCCGCTCATCAGCCAGGATTTCACGGCTAACTGCTGCATTTCGTAGAAATTATTTATGCCCAGCGCGTCACATGACGACTTGTTCAAACACCATGCCCGGAACTCTGCCTCGGTACGCTTGCACCACTGCCTTGCACTTTCCGGCGAAAGTCCAAGCAGTTCCGCGTCAAGACTGCACTTCATTCGAAGTCCCGGACCGACTATCTTTGTGCGGTTGGTATTCACAGCGGCGGCGGCTATCGGGGATGCCATATACAGCATGCGCCCACGCTGGCGCATGGTAGCATTGTGAAAGTCTATATCCTCAATCGGCGCGCCCGAACGCGCATTGAAAGCCCTTAATGACCTTTTAGTTAGCGATGCGCCAGCGTCGCCGTACCCGCTTGCATATACATTTGAGCCGCTCAAAAACGTCCCCCCTTTTTCGTGGAATAACAAAGGCACGCCGTTTGACCGGGCGTGCCTTGATTGTATTAAATTGTAGATTTCACTTGTCAGCAATCGCGGCTCATGCGCCGTTTTTGCCCATAAAAAAAGCACCTCTTTCAAGGTGCTAATATTTGTATTTTTTAGATTTTTTTGAGATTTTTTCAAAAAAGCTATTGACAACCACTTTAAAATGTGGTATAATAATATTGTCAGAAGGGAGGTGAAAGCAATGATTGATAAAATAAAAGAGCTCATTAAGCTGCTGGAACAGCTTAACAAGCTCCTTCTCAAGGTAATTGAACTTGCCGGAACGGTTACCTTGTTGGTCTTGGCTATCAAGCAGATTGCAGAAATCTTCTGATAGCAACCGCAGCTGCGGGCGGTTATCCGCAGCCCCCTTCGGGGGTTATCAATATTATACCACGTTTCGGAAAGGAGGTCAAGAGGATATGAAAAATATAGTTAAGCTCGGCGGTCAGCTTATTATCACGCTTGCACTTTGCGCCGTTCTGGTATTCGGAATAATCGGCGCTGTAAATCTATTCATAAAGTGAGGTTTTCAACATGTTTTTATATATCAAGGAATATCGAAAGCGGGCAAAAATCAGCGTGCCCAAAATGTCCGAAATTACCGGAATACCGATAAGGACTATTGAGGGCTTGGAAAAACGCGGCGACTGCCTTGTTTCCAACGCTCTGAAAATCACCGACGCGCTTGGCATCACCCTTAACGACCTGCTGACACCGCCACCTGACAACGCTGAGTAAGCCGTTTCCACATTCAAAGCGCCTGCCCGCAAGCAGGCGCTTTTTCTTCGGTGAAGAGCCGCATGCGCCGCTACTGCCGCGCACACAGCCCTCGGAGAAATTATGAACTCTGCCGTTAAAGCCCCAAACCGGCAGAAATCAAGGCGCGATCAAATTCGCGCCCTCTTTTCTGCTGATTTTTGAAATTGATTGCAAAATGTATCATCTGTCCGTGGGGATTATGCCCACGGTCTTGCGCGTTGCCTTTCCGTGCAGAATGGCGTCATAGTATGCCTGCCGGTCAACAGCCTCTTCCAGCAGCTCGTCAAGCTTTGTCATGTCGAACTTGGTGATCTCCATGTCGCCGATCTTGTACGACTTGACGCCGCCAGATGTAAGCGACTCCTGCGCCTTGATAAGTTCGTCTATACGTTTTGTATAATGTTCATACATTTTACGAGCTGTATTTTTATTAATCATCGTTATCACCAATCATCGTAAAACTCACTTTTCTTGCGCTTACGCAGCTTTGCTTTCTTCTCTTTCATGGGAATTGACGCATTTTCTTCGCCCGGCTTAGCCGTTCGGAGCTTCTGCTCTATCGCGTCCCAGTCAGGCGAAAGTATCTCGCACGCCGCAAGATTGTAGTTCCGGATATCAAAAGCCTCGTTGCGCTCATGTCCGGGGATCTTCTGCCATTGCCAGGGGTGTTTCAGTTTCGGAACATACGCAAGGTGTTCCGACATCAGCTGTTTAAAGAATTGCTTGCCGTAATCGTCGCGCAAGGGAAAGTGACAGTAGTTAGCGCCGGGCGACTGAACGCGGAGGTTGTCCACGATCTTCTGCTTGCCGGCGTTAACGCCTATCTCATACACCCACACCTGCCCGATAACCTTGCCATTGACCACGATTTTTTGTTTCTTAGGCGGCGCGGTGTACGGTATATCCGGACGGTTCGCGCCCTTTATCGCAAACACATGGTCATATTGACGGGCAAGACAGTGCTGGCGGACTTCCTGTGTAAAGTGTCCGCCCTCGTCGATAAAAGTAAGCGAGATTTGCAACGAAACCCCGCTTTTAAACTTGTATTTATGAGATAATACCTCGTCAAGCCGCTGCCAGACTTCCTCTGTGTCAGGGCGTCCAAGGATAACGCCTTTCTTTATGCCCCATGTTTCACCGTATCGCCGGTGTCCCACGACCTCATATTCTAGTCGGTCGTCCTGTGTATCCACACCGCAGGTGAGCAACAGTACGCCGTCCGGCACTTCTGCCTCATAGACTTCACGCCGCGCCATAACATCATCTTCTGATGCCATGTCGCCGCGCTCTTCCCAGAGCTCGCCGAACTGCGTATTATACACGACCTGCAGCTTTGCGGAGTCTGTCCCCGCCTGCAGGAACTGTAATATTATCGACTCCCAGGTTGCCCACGGTGAAACCCATGCAGTCAGCCAGAACGAGCGCGTTTTGTGATGCTTTCTGGCTTCGGGAACCGTGGCGACCCATTTCGCAGGCTGACTCTTCATCGTGTGTTCGTCGGATATGCCGCCGCATTCCGGGCACACATAGAAAATCTCTGAGATGTGGAATATCTTTTTGTCGCCATTTTCGGCGGCATCGTACTCAAATCTGATATTATCAAACGTGAGCTCGACATACTCGCCGCAATGGGGGCATTGGGTTTTCCACCGCTCCATCGTGCCTAAGTTGTAAGAATTTTCGATAGCTGACGCCCCTTTTACAGTCGGCGTTGAAACCTCGACCATCTTCTTGTTGTAGAACGTTCGCGTTCTTGCAACAGCCAGCTCCCACGGGTCACCCTCAGAGCCTGCACTCGTCGCCCACCTGTCGCGCTCGTCGCCGAAAACGTAACGAATAGGCATTGAGGAAAGATCGTGCGCCACGTTCGAACCGGTCATGACGAGCACGCCGCCGGGAAACGACTTCTGCCGCTTGGTGTTCGCTGCGTCGCGTGACTTGGGATCAGCGACTTTGCGCTTAAGGCAGCGCGTTTCACGGATCATCGGCGCGATTCTCATTTCTGAATAACGCTTAACATCGTCAATCGTGGGCTGTATCAGCAGTATCGGTCCGGGGTCCTGGTCTATGCAGTATCCGACCATGTTGTTGATGGTTTCAGACTTGCCGACCTGCGACGCGGCTACAACTACGATATGCTCAATAAGAGGATCGGTAAAACTGTCCAGGATATCAAACATATACGGAGTTCGCGAAGTCCGCCACTTGCCGACTTCCGCCGATGACTCGGAGGTAAGCCGGCGGTTCTTGTCCGCCCACTGTGATACTGTAAGGTCTTCCGGCGGCTTCATGCCGCTAAGGATCTTCGCAAGGCAGGCGTTCAGCTTGTTCACCCGATCTTTTTCTGATTCTCGGAACACACCGCCACCTCCCGCCGCTCAAACCCCTTTCTGACACACGGATTTATTGATATTATCGCCCGAATTAAAGCCGCATAGGGCTTGGTGGGTACGGTGGGAATCGAACCCACATGATCCGGATTAAAAGTCCGGTGCTCTACCATTGAGCCATGCACCCGAAAAGGCGGGAACGGCGGGTCCTGCCCCGCTGGCACTTTTCCTGTGTGAGATTAGCACCTAACTGCACACAGAAGATCTTGCGCGTCATCTTGCCGCGCTGCGTTCCCGTGTTGCGGTTGTTGCCTAGCACAACAGCCGCTTTCGACATTTGAAAGGACAACCCCTGCCGTTCATGTGCAGCGAGGGTCGATAGGTAGGCGGCAGCGGGGATCGAACCCGCCGGCAGTGGGCTGAACCAGTATAAATACTGACTTTTTACCATAACCGTATCCCGACATATACCACCGTCCCAAGACAGCAGGTCGGACTTGAACCGCCGACATAGGGATTGCGTCCCCCGCTCTGCCAACTGAGCTACTGCCACACGAACACCACAGTTCCACCTCGGATAGTGCGCTCCCGCATTACCTCTGTTTCACCGCGAACGGATGAGTAGTCCGCGCCTGTGCCGTGTATTGTGTACGCAACGTCTTGACAAGAGCCTGCGGATTTGCACCGCACGCGCTAAGGCGCGGCACTGTGCGGCTCTGAAATCTGCGCAGGGTCAAAGGAGAAAGCCCCTGCGCCTTGTATCGTCTGCGCGGTGTTGCAAGCCCGCGCTATTACTCTGTTTGAATCGAACAAAAATACCGCTTGGGCGCGGTGATCAGACTGGTTGAATGTTGGCTCTGTGTCCGTCGCCTCAAACGGTATTTTTTCGATTATATTGTATCACAAATATAAAGGGACATGGGGGACATTCGGGACAAATTGCAAAAATATCTGAAAAAGATATTATCAAAAATAGAAAATGCCCCGCAAAATCAGATGAAATCTGACTTGCGGGGCAGACTATCAAAAAAAACCATTTGTCTGCGGAATCCATTATGATCAGATGGTTTCCACACAGCAAAAGAAGTATTTGGCAGATATTCTTTGGAAAACTCCAATTGAACTCTCTATAAGACCTAAGCCAAACAAATCAGATAAGATCTGACTTGCTGGATTGTATGACTAATGCATTAGCAGCCATTGATCATTCTTAGTTCTTCCATTAGCCCTTTCTGTAAAACCTTTGAAAAGTTGATTCCTGCCTTTTCAGCCTCATCATTAAGTTTTCCAGGAATGGTGCAATTCTTTTTTACGCAACGGTTTTCCATGCTTCGCTTATACGCTTCAATATCAGCGTCGACAAGAGAAACAAATGCATTTTTGTCATTGGTTATGATTGTACTTAATTCAGATGCATTGGGTATTTTCGTTTTTTCTTTTTCTAGTTGGATTACTTTTATACATATTCGTTCCCGTGCCATTTCTATTGCGTTTTGAATTGATTTTCCCTGTGTCATAACGTCGAGATCAGGAACCTCAACGAAATATGGGACTTTGTCTTTGGTTTTGTGGAATATTACCGGATAAACCATTTTTGTGCTCATATATTACAACTCCTTTCACCCCGCCTTTATGCTCCCCTTTCGGGGAGCTTGCGGTTACTTGAGATTATGCTTCTTTATAAGCGCCTTAGCAAGAGCTTCATTGATCTCACGATGTCTTGGGATTGCTTCTGTTTGATTGCCTTTAGTCCAAACATCATGATTTCCGCCATTACGCTCAAAAATCCAGCCGTTTCTCTTGAACAACCGCTCAAGATCAGCCTTTTTCATATTGTACCTCCTTTCTTTTATATTATACGCCTTTTATACGCATTTGTCAAGAGGTAACAAAAATAAAATCATGAAAATATGAGCAAACCCAATCGCAGACTGATTTCATACAAGAAATTATTCTTCATCGTCATCATCGAAGTCAGCGTCAAGTTCGCGGTTAGTCCGCTGACGCACCAGCTCGTCATATCTTTTCGGATCATACTTGTATTCGGATAAGTCCTTAAGGATCTCATGCACCTCATGCTCAATGATCTTCTGCACCTCCGCCGGCTCGGAGGACGCAGCGCACTCAGTGGCACATCTTCCGGCAAGAGCCACAAGCCCGCCGCGAACAAAGTAGAGCAGGTCAGCGGTCATTTTCTGTACGTCCTCTGAACGGTGCATTTTGCCCTGGAACTCCTTTGCCTGCATTTCCGCGATGACCGCCTTGGACTCCTTGAGTTTTGCCTCTGCCTTTTTCCGCTTAAGCTCCACATCGGCGGTATCTTCATCGCTCCGGCGTGATTCCAGCGATGCGCAATAAGCCCTCATGGTCTGCGTAAAGTCGTAGAGCGCACCGTGCTTTGTCTTGGTTTCCTTGATGATTCCACGCGCTGTTATGTCGCGGATCCATGACGTAGTCTTTCCGGTCGCCGCTACAATGTCGGCGGTCTTCACGAATATCTGCGCCCCGGCTTTCAGCGAGTATATGATCTCCGCCGGCTTCAAGTTCGCGGGACGTGCGTCCTGTGCCGCCTCTGTACGCGCTTCTTCCTCCATATCCTCCAGCCTTGCCGCCGCGTCAAGCACCGCGCTGTCACTGCTCACAGAGGGAACATCAGCCGCTTTCCTGCGTGGAGTTCGCGCCGGCTTATCCGTGGCGGCTTCCGGAGCTGTTTTCTTCTCAGTCTTACACTTGGTATCCGCACTCCCTTTGGCGGTGCTTGTAGTCTGTTTTGCTCCGCTTTTCGCCGTTTTCTTGCCGCTAGGCGTGGTTTTTGCGGTACCCTTGGTGGCTTTTGCCCCGCCCTGAACTGGCTTTGTATCCACCTCCGACGCTGTTTTTTTGACCTCGGTTTCCTGTGCTTTTTTCCTTGCCATTTTCTATACCCCCAAAAATATTTTTTCAATTCAAGTGACCCGTTTTTTTCTCCATGACTAGGCGAAAATTGGGCGTCGGCGAGCCTCACCTCACCCCGCCCCCGGGTCACAGTACCTTGAAGGGGCGTTCACATCGGCAAAAGGCAGGAACAGCGCCCTTGCGCCGTTCTCTGCCATTTTATTGATGCCGTGTTGAGGTATCAGTTGTACTCTTTCAGCAGGATAGCGAGCGCCTTTTCCGCTTCTGATGTCTGAGGCTCGACGTCCTCGCCTCGGTCGTAGTTGTACACCACTTTGCTGTCCTGGACAAGTGTTAGCTTTGAGATCCTGCCGTTGTCAATTCCGAACTGGCTTTCGTTATCATAGTGTTTCACCCAGTAGCTCACCGATGTCATACCGCCGTTGCCGCTCGGTATTCCTATTGCTCCCTGTGTCCACATATTCTTTTCCTCCTGCTTGATGTGTATTTCCTTTCGGTATGTTCATATTAACTCTAAAGCGACGGAATTGCAAGCGATTGCAAAAGGATATCCTGCACAAAGATTTCGCAGATATCATGTGTATTTTACCTTTTGTAGCAGCGGTGAATGATGTCGATGATCTTGCTCTGCTCCTCGGCTGACACTCCGATACTCTTCAGAGCTTCTCTTGTGCCGCATTCCGGACATATGAGTGTGTGACCGTCATCACGCGATATTGCAGGCGGTGCGGTATAAATCGCGCTGCACTTGGGGCATTGCGCCGCTCTTCTTGATGTGGTTTCTTTCATAGTGTTGCCTCCTTGCTTCTCATTACTGCGTCCATCAGGATATTGATATCAAATCCGAAATCTTTGTAGCCTTCTCTGCAGGTGTTGATGTACACCGGACTTGGTATCCCTATCCGCCTATCCTCATGCATGATGTAAGCAAAGCAGTCGCGCACGCCCAAGTCCTCGCTGTCCCTACCCCATATCTGCTGTCGGAATTCCTTCTTGTAGTAAAATGCAGGGAAACCCTCGTAGCGGTCTAAGGCGCTAATGTCGCGCTCCGTGACCGCCCATACGCCCACAGGAACGTTAGAGCCTTTTCGCCGTTCAATGGTCAGGTATGCCCCGGTCTTGCTACCTTTGAAAAGTAGCTCGTAGTCTTTGATTTCAGCCGTTCCGTAGAATTTCGCGTCCGGACAGCGTATGATCATCTGAACAATGTTGAGGTTGCTGCCATAAGCCAAGTAAAGTTTTTCTTTCATAAAAATACGTCCTTTCTGAAGAATTGCCCTTCTACCACCCTAAGACCGCCGAAGCGGTCAGGGGAGGTTTGCCGGGGTCATGCAGTTCTGCCGTTTCGGAAAGCTCCGTCGCCGCTCAGGCGGTTCGTGAAGGTTTCTCTTGCGGTCTTGAACTCGTTCCCGATAAATCCAAGGCGAAGGAGCCAAGTGCGCATCGCGTATTTAGGGTTGTCCACCTGCTGGGGCTTGGGGCTTGCGCTCTTTGCGTTCTTTGCCATCGCACTGAGCGCTAAACAAAGCTGAATGTAGCTCTTGAGCTGTCCTGCGTGAAGTCCGTTCTGCCTTGTGCCGCTCGGTGCATCAAATTGGAAAAGCCTGAACTCAACCGTGCCCTTGGTGAAAGTGGCGTGCAGGTTAAGCATGTGGTATCTGCTGTCGTTGTAATGCGCTGACCGGCCGTAGCTTGCGTTCTGGCTAGTGTACCAGATGTCCGCAAGCTCCGCCATGGTCTGGGGCTTTTTGCGGTTGAGCTGTTCGAGGAATGCGGGGCTTACCGTGCGGCAGTAGCGGTTCATTCTTCCTCTGTCGAGGTTGAGGGCGCTTGCTAAAAGGCTTTCGTGGCTTGCCATTATGTTTGCGAGGTTTCTGAGGCTCTGAGGCGTGTGTCCCTGTGCGCCGATGTGAACGTGTACCCCGCAGCCCCTTGTTGCGTCGCTCTTGGCTCCTGCCTTGCGAAGTCGGCGAATGAGTTCCTGAAGTGTTTCGATATCGCTGTATGTAAGGACTGGAGTTACCATTTCGCACTTTTCACCGTCAGGTCCGTGAATGCTTACGTCTTTCTGGAATTTCCACTCGCGCCCCTCGCTGTCCCAAGCGGAGAAGGTGCAGTATCCGTTGCGGCCGGCGGTGTTTTCGTGGCGATGCGTTCCGAAGAACTCAGCGGCGATCTGCGCGGCTTTCGCTCTTGTTATGTTGTTCATCTCGACCTCAACGCCTATGGTCTGGTTCTTAATGCCCTCGATCTGTACCTGTGTGTTTTTCATTGTCGTGTCCTCCGTTTGGCTTTGTTTTCCCTTTCCGAGTTGCCCCTTTTATTGGCGGCGTCCGTGCCGCCTTTTGGGGGCAACCTTGCAGCGTCCTTGCTGCGGTGTGTACATATTAACTCTAAAACGAGATAATAGCAAGCGGTTTCGGAACAATATATTACACGAAATGTATAGCGGAATTATGTGTATATTATGCCGCTCGGTGCTGCCTGCTGACCAGCTATATATTAACTCCGAAAGGGACACATATCAAGAGAATAAACTCACAAACTTTCAACATTCGACTGTGAATAGTAAACAATGCCCGAAAGGACAAAGAAAACGCAGGGCAAAGCAACGCCATTCCCCCACAGCTTGTATTCCGCTGAATCGCTGTGAGGACTTTTAAGCCATGCGCGAAGCTGCTTATCTGACTTTGCCTTCTTCGAGCCGCTCGTTATATTACGATGGGTTTCAAATACCTGCCGCCAGAATTCAAGCTCACCATCGGTCGGCTCCGCTGTTCCGAGGTCGGCGCACCACCAATCCGGAAAGCCTTGCAGCCGGGCGCACTCCGTAGGCATGAGCCGCCGGACGATGTATTGAGGTTCTTCCGCAACGGTCGGTGGATCCTTATAATCAGATGCCACAAGAGTGCCTGCAACATTCTCGGTAGCTTCTGTGTGGTATGAGTTCTTGCTCGTGCTGTACACCCGCGCTGGAGAAAAAGCTACAGCGTGACGGTCGGTAGCATTCAGCGTGAAAGAAACGTCCTCGTTCACTCCGCTGCCTTTCGGACCGTTCTTGTCCGACCTGCCTATCATCGAGCCTTGAACGGATACAACAGCGACCCCGCCTTGGTTGGAATCCGGCGCATTACCGCCGGTATCTATTGTCCGCGACGTAGTAGTTTCATAGCAATTATGCCTGGCATTCTTTGTTCCCTCGGAGGTAAACCTTACATCAAAACATCTCGTTTCTTTGGTCACAACAAACGGCTGATTATTACCTCCCATCCCGTAGGTTGAACTTACTGTTGGCGCAATATCAAGCGGTCCGGTATACCGTGTGTCCTGTGAATGATTTTCGTAGACAGTTGCTGGTATCGTCCCAGCGCGGAGCGTGGGCGAGGTTTCTTCCTCGTAGCCGATTCCACGTGCTTTCGCCGAATGCTCCGCGCAAAAGCCGGCAGCGTTCATTAAGCCCCCGCTTGCCGCTCCAATGCCGCCCTCAGCAGCGGCGGCAGTTCTTTGCCACGCGCGGAAGCTCTCAGCAGAATACCCCGACACGCCTTCTGACTCAAACAGTATCTTTCCGGCGCGTTCGGAATCAAGATCTGCGACAAGGTAGATGCGTTTTCTTCTCTGGGGTACTCCCCAGTATTGAGCGTCAAGGACTCTCCAGGCAACGGAGAAGTCTTTTGCCATGATATATCCCACTGCTGTCCACCTCTCATATCGAGGAACAGAAACGGTTTCGTCTTTAATTTTGCACAGGCTTTCGAGGACGCACCGAAAGTCCTCGCCGCCATTTGAGCTGAATGCTCCGGGAACGTTCTCCCACACGCAGTATCGCGGGTAATTGCCATTTGTTGCACACCTCATTTCCTTGATTATCCTGACTGCCTCATAGAACAGGCTGGAACGTGCGCCGTCCAAGCCGCTCCTCTTTCCGGCAATGCTCATATCCTGACACGGACTGCCAAATGTGATAATATCGACAGGCGGTAGTTCCGCACCGTTAAGCGAGGATACATCTCCGTAGTGTTCCATCTGCGGCAGTCGCTTGGTTGTGACACGGACTGCAAATGGTTCTATTTCCGAGGACCACAGCGGAGTTATTCCCGCAAGCACTCCACCTAGAGGAAAGCCGCCGCTGCCATCAAACAGACTGCCTAAAGTCAGTTCACTCATGCTCCACCGCCTTTGCAAGTGAAGCATATGGGATTCTTTCGCCGGCACGTTCGACAAATACATCGTCAGAGCGTCCAGTATCATCAACGTATCTCCGCAGGATAACGGAAGCGTACTTCTCGTCCAGCTCCATCGTATAGCATATCCGGTTTGTCAGCTCGCACGCCATAAGCGTTGAGCCGCTCCCTCCGAACGTATCAAGCACGATAGCATTTTCCTGCGAGGAATTCTGAATGGGGTATGATAAAAGGTCAAGGGGCTTCGAAGTAGGGTGGTTCGCGTTCTTCTTGGGCTTGGCAAAGTTCCAAATGGTAGTCTGCTTTCGGTCGGAATACCATGAGTGCTTGCCGTTTTGCAGAAATCCATATAGAACCGGCTCATGCTGCCATTGATAGTCGCTCCGCCCTAAAACCAGACTATCTTTGACCCAGATACAGCAGCCAGCGAGATGAAAGCCAGCGTCAACGAAAGCCCGGCGGAAATTCAGTCCTTCCGTATCAGCATGGAAGATGTATGCCGCCGCTCCCTTTTCAAGGCAGTCGACCGCCACGGTGAAAGCCGATTTAAGGAAGCTGTAGAAATCTTCGTCCTTTATGCTGTCATTCTGAATGGTCAAGCCGCTCGATGATTTGAACGATACGCCATACGGCGGGTCTGTCAGGAGCAGGTTCGCGCGCTTGCCGCCCATCAGAGCGGCAACATCATCGGCGCTGGTGGCGTCGCCGCACATCAGGCGGTGTCTGCCTACCGTCCATATATCGCCGCGCTGCACAAATGCCGCTTTCTCCAATGCGGCTGACAGGTCGTAGCCGTCATCTTCAACATCAGATTTGCTTTTATCATCGAATAAGTCTGCAAGTTCCTTTTCGTCAAAACCTGTGATGGATAGGTCAACACCCTCGCCTTGCAGGTCTGACAGCTCCACAGCAAGCAACTCATCGTCCCAGCCTGCGTTAATGCTCAACTTGTTGTCTGCGATTATGTATGCGCGTTTCTGCGCCTCGGTGAGGTGTGATTCCTTGACGCAGGGTATTTTCTTTAAGCCCAGCTTTTGCGCGGCGTAAAAGCGGCCGTGACCGCACAAAATCGTGTTATCCTCGGCAATGACGATAGGGGCGAGAAACCCGAACTCTTTTATTGACGCGGCAATCTGCGATATTTGTGCAGAGGAATGCGTCCTGGCGTTTCGAGTATAGGGGATAAGCTCCTCAACGTCCGCAAGGTAATAGTTCAGCTCGTTATTCACCGTAAACCACCTCCCGAACGTATGTCGTCGGCGTGGAACGTGATTCTTTAAGCTGAAGATTAATTTCACTCCGTATCGCGATAACCTGTTTCATATAAGATTGAGCCATCACTACATACGGGGACTGAATGGGCGCACCGGTGGTCGGGTGCTTGGCGATATAGCCATACTTCGAGATAAGCCGCTCAAGGTGTATCCATCGAGCTACGGAGAACGCATACTGCTCGACCATCTGCATTGATACAGCATTCTTTATACCGCGCGAATCAAGCCATTTGAGCGTGTCCTTTAACACCTCATCGGCTCCAAGCTCGCTGCCATCGCGCTGTATCTCTTTCAGATACTCCTTGATAGGCGGCATCTCTACCGCTTTGATTTCTTCGCCTTTTTTCCTGGGTAACATAAAGCCTCCTCAATTTTATACTGCGCCCGGGCGAGAACGCAAAAATTGAGGAGTGCATTGCATCTGATTATGTTTTCATTATATCACGCATTGGACGGGACATGGGGGACATTGGTGACAACTTAATCAGGATTGTCCGATATGTAGCGATAATACATCTTCTTGACGGAGTCGATGGTGTTCCCCCCACCGAGTTCCACCGCAACAGTCCTCCAGCTTTTATGCTTGAGAACTCGCTTCTCCATGATGCGCTTAATAAGCAAGTCGTTGATACGCGCGATATACCGCTCAATCCTGACTTTCAAAGCCTCATACTCCCTGACTTCATTGCCAAGCTCCGTCTTGAGGTGCGCCAACTCGATAAAGCTGTCCTCAATATGGTTGCGCGGTGTCGGGTTCTTCGGCACACCGCTCGTATCGAAGGAGCTGGAACCACAGAGTTTTGCTTCAATTCTCGCGATTCTCTCTTTATCATCTCGAATAGCGTCCTCCAGCAGGTAATATTTATTTAATTCTGCTACCGTCATAATATCGTCCAATCCCCTTTATTAAAGATATCCGTTGTCTTTTGCGAATGTGTTCATCTTCTTAAGCGTTATCTTCCCCACGCCCGGAATATTGGCATTTGCAAACGCCTCGAGGAATTCAGCAACACTCTTGGTCGAAGTGGCCTGCTCCTCAAATGCTGTAGGCGGCTTACTTGCCGCCACAGATGCAGAACGAACCTTTTCGACAAGCTGAGCGTCAGTCATTTTGCGGAGTTTCACCGCCTCGTCATGTATGCTCACTTCTTCCGGGGTTCTCCTGCAATTTCTCTTCTTAGCCATAAGTTACACCTCCCTGTGAAATTGATTGCAAACAGCTATTTTTCATCAAGGTATGAGAGCAGCGTTTGTTGAGCTGACTCAAATCCATAGCACACCTCGACTGCATATCCGTTGTTCTTCAGCTTTTCTATCCATGTGTTCTGTGCATTAGACGTTCTCCCCTTGGGAGCTTTCATCTCGATAAACAGTCCGTGATAAGCTCCGCGCGGAACAGGGAGAAACAGGTCGGGAACACCCGCCTGCACTCCCATCGCCTTGAACCTTGCGGCTTCGACCTTGCTGCGCTTACCGCCGTTCGGAACATGAAACAGCAACGACAACTCGGGGTGTCTGCCGCTTTCGAACTGCACCCAGCGAATAAGTATCATCTGTTCGTTATCTTCTATGTGCTGCATTTATACCCCCAGAACGCGCGACGCGTACATATCGGCAGTGTGAGTAAAGAGTACGGCCGGGTACCGTTCAACCGCTCTGCCGTAATATTCCCATTCTTTCTGATCGGTAAACGACCCCATGTGCCAGCGAACACACGCTATCTCCTGTTCAGTGAGGGTAATATGCCGCTGGAGCATTATCAGTGACTTTTCGCCATGACCTGTGAGTATCTGGTTCTTGTTCCATTCCCACTTGTCGCCGGCCCAGTTGTAGCAGTAGTCATCGACCTTGCAAAGGTCATGGAACATTCCGACAAGCCAAGCGCTCCTGCTTTCGTTCCACTGCAATCCGAGGTTTCGCGTATATTTCTCCAGCTCGGCTACAACTTGACTAGAGTGTATATAAAGTCCACCGCGCTGGTTTCCATGATGTCCAAGGGAGGCTGGAGCAGCGAAAAAGCCGTGTGCCTTGAGCCAAGATGGGAAATTTTCAGGAACGTCAACGCATTCTGGATAATTGAAAAAGTCGGAATAGTTTTCCTCGTTTACCTTTGCAAGTTCCTTGTGATCGTCGCCGAAACAGCTAAACAGGAACTCCAGCTTTCTCTTCGCATCGGCACAGGGCTTGAGCTTGCCACTTTCCCAAAACTCGACCTCGCTGGGGATTTCATCAACAGCATAGGCTACCTGCTCAATGGTTAAGCCTTTTCTTTCTCGTAAATTTTTCAACTGACTTCCTATTTCGTTATTCATTTTATCCTTGTATGATATAGTTAAGCCCCATATCATATCCTTTCATAAGATTTACGCTCAT